AACCTGACCTAAAAAAAAGGCTTTTTACAGACTTTGAACTTTTCTTTTGATTGCATAAGCGACACGCTGCGACAAGATTATCCATATCAAACATATCACCACCGGAAACACGACTAACAACGTGGTCAACTTGGTCAGCTTCTTTACCACAATAGGCGCATTGCATACCGTCCCTAGCCAAAACAGATAATCGAGTCCGCTTCCACTTGGCAGTTCCTAAAGCTTGCTTACTCAATACCAACCCTTTAACTTCCAATAGTCTAAAGCTTTACACGCATTAGTATACCCTGATTTATCTAAGCCAAACTTGTTATATATATAATCAAGTCCCCAATCTATTTGTTGCCAAGGAGTAGCAGTCTTTAGATACTCACTCTTTCCTTGGGGTATCCCATACACCTGACTCTTACCGGTAAGGTTACCTACTGCCTTAGGATTCCACGCACTCTCTTTACCCCATAACATACATAAACATTTATGTTGGTCTTTACTCTCTATTTTAAGAAGTGCATATTCTTTATAGGTAATAAATACTAAAGGCTTAGAGTATGCAAAAACGGAATCTATCTTATTTGAATAAATGACTAAGGTTACTAGACATAGAGCTAACCAAAGAACTCCCGCTAGTGAACTCGCAAGCAATCCGCTAAAGCGGCTTGCGTTCGCTGCCTTAGCAGCGTCGCTAGCTAGGAGTCTAGTCGGCTTGTCAAATCCACGCTTAATTATTGTCATAACTATAAAATCTACAAAAGTAAAACAGGTCTTCTTCTAGCCAAGTCTCACTAAAACCAATAGTGTCGCTCATATAGATACCCACCCTTTCCATTGCGAATCTGGATTATCTTTTAACCATTGTTCTCGTAGCTTGTTTTGATATGCCCAATCTACGTCATTGCTTAGCAGAACTTCATCATTTCTAGTAAATCTTCAGGTTGCACTAAATAACCTCTACTTGGGTTAGGCGGTATAATGCAATCAATAGGCTTACCCCATAAGCTGATAACGTTTTTTAACACGTCTGTTGGCACAATCAAAACGCTACCTTGCAACACAAAAGCCCAATATGCAGCCTTTGTAATAGATATACCAGAGGCAACCCAAACACCTGTTTTAGACCAGTATTGGGATTCTATGTATAAGTTACCGGTGTCCTTCCAACGCAAGTCCCTTTTAACCTCAACGGTTAGGCGACCAGTTAGAAGTGAGCGAACAAATTCTTCACCCTCTTTACCAGTCTCTAAGTCCAAATCAAAATCTGATAAATCACTCACCCAAATCCCTCAATCCATTTATGTCTACAATTATTACAATCGGTTTCATATTCCTCACCGGCTTTTATAGTGTTTGTGTTATAGCTAAGACACTCTGGACATTGGTCTTTGAACACGTTGGGGTGTAACAACTCCGTTTTTCAATTTTCCAAGCCCCACATTGGGAACACCGGACAACAGTCTTGTCCGACATAGCCTCAATCTTAGCCTTTACACCTGCGTTTTTACATTTATTGCACCTAAAAACACCGTGTTCTTCACCTGTTTCAAAGCCGGTTAACAATTCAAAAACAATCGGTAACCGGCATTTGTTACAGTTAAACACCCAGTTTATCAATGTGTAATTTAATTACGTTAACGCAACCGCAACCTAAACAGGTTGCAATTCCGTCAAGGCGGCTTATTCTTGGGTCATTACAAGCGTCACATCTTTCCGAGTTTGGAATAATATCAAATTTAATTCCGTCGTCGGTAAAAATGGCTCTTGTTCCATCAGCCCCTATCATTTCCATATCGCCCATTACTCAGCTCTTTCTACATCTTGAGGGAAATACCAGCCGCCAGCACTTGTCACTTTCGCCCATTTAGCAGGGCATTGTTCAGGTCTTTGTGCAGCGCAAACATATCCGTAAAATGGCGAATTGGTTGCCTTAGTTAAACCTTCTTTGAGAATCATTGCACCGTGTTTACACTCTTGAGGTGCGGGTTTCGCCACGGATAGCACCTCAATAGCGTCCCCAACAGACCAAACAACGGGTTCAGGTTTATTATCGGTTCTTGATTCATCTTGATTTTTCTTGAAAGATTCTCGCAACACGTGTTCAACCGCTGCCGACCTAGAGCCTCTCGCACCATACATAGGCAGTTCAGAAACTTTAATCATTTCAGCCCTATTTGCTCTCGGTGCTATCTCGCCGGATTTATTAGTAGAAAATTGCCGTTTACCAGTATTAGTTATAGCTCTTGCAAAAGCCGAAGTTTCTGCTTTCTCAATTGCAAAAGGTATTTTCATATTTTCACCGGCTAATCCCATAACCCAAGGGTTTGGGTCAACTTCAGTTCGCCACAAAATTACTTTGACAATAACCCAAACTTCAGAGCTTGAGTCCTTCTCAAATTCGTGTTGCACTTCGTATCTAAAGTCTGGATTGTCCTTCGCAAAAAGTTCAATCCTTTCTTCAGCCGTCATATAATTACTTAAATCAAACGCCATTTTTCACCGCCTTCAAATTCACTAGGGTAATCATTTTCATATCCGTTTAAGAGTTCGGAGTAAATACAGGCGTATCCCAGTATGTCTTGGATACTATCTTCGTGATTTGGGGTCTCAGCGAGCCGGCTGACTTTAACGAGCAATTGCATAAGGCTAACTTGCATTGGCGAAATGTAACTTCCAAGGTAACCAGTCCACAATTCTGAGATTCGTTCGTGATTAGTTCGGCTACTGCCGTAGAGATTGCCTCTGTCATTTAAAATAATCCTTGTCTGGTCTAGTAACTCGTTAGTGTTTTTCATAGTCGAATACGTCCTCACTTTTGTATTGACTTTTTTGTTGTTTAGCTGAGGCGAAGCCGTTAACCCAACCTCTTTGTTTACCTATTTTAAAACCTGAATCCCAACCCAAATAGTAAGCGCAATACGCCAAACCTAAAGCAAGGATTAACACGCTGAAGGCTGTATAGGTAGTCATTAATCTGTCCAAGTGCCGGAGTAATCGGTGGTAAAACAAAACATTTCTGCACCGTCGTCATAGGAAACTAAGCAATCGTGATTTACGTCGGCTAGATAAAAACTAGCTAATACATAAGAAGCGTAGTTTTCCACCCAATAAATAAACTTATGTTCCCAGTTCATTTCTTGGTCAAACCGGTATGATTGGTCTTCCCATTTATTACCGGCAAACTTCATTTGGCTTTCTGTCAACCGTTCAAAATCTAAAGCGGTTAACTTGCCTGTCAAGTGCATATATTTTAGTTTCATATAGACACCGTTTTTTTATTTAGCGATTCGCCGCATATTTCGCAACCATACAAAAATCCCCAATACATACGATAAACACATATTTGAGGATAATGACAAGCTTGACACGTTACAGGTAAATATTTTTCTTTTGCCATTATTAACATTTTAAACCTTTCCGTTATATCCAGACCGTTATCTGAATAGGGAAAGTGTGAGGCTTGGGTCTGACATAGGCAACCCGTGGCTCGTCGTGTCGTATAACAATTTTGTTACTATTGGTAGGTCTTGCCCTCAAAAATAAAACTATGATTAGTAATAGGTATAGGAATTACCTGAACTTTACGGTCTTGGACATAAGCTACGGCGAATCCCTGTTGCCAATTGGCATAACCCCGAGTGTAAGCCATACCGCTTGAGGCTAGGTCTACCAAATTGCCAACCTCTAAGCCCCATAGAACACGTCCTAATTGACCCCTAGAAGCCTCTGTGAAGGCTGATAACCCTAGTCGGTGAGTGTGTCCACACACCACACTTTTACCGAGTCTCCTAGCCCCATTTAAAGCCGTTTGAGAAGGGACTTGGCTGAGTGGTATTGAATCCCCGTGAATTGCCGTCCAACCATAAGCCCAGTCAAGTCCGTATGGGTGAAACTTAATGTTGAGTTTGTCGTATCCCATAAACCGTTCATATTGTAATTCCGGCAGATTAAGGAAACTTGGTAATCTTTTTTTGATTGACCTATAAAGTCTGATTCCGTGATTGCTTCCAAGGACGTCGGTGACTCCAAGATATTGAAGAAGCTCTTGAGTAAACTTCCTATCCTCATCTAAGTTTCCAACCATTTCATCAATTGTTCCAGCGTTAAAACCGCCAAGCTGAGGAAGGTCAATCTCGTCACCAACTTGAATAGTTTGATGAGGTTGCCATTTTCTTAAAAACTTTCCTACTGCCGTTGCCGATTGCATATCTACAAAAGGGGATTGTAAATCGCTTATAAAAGCAATTCGCTTAATCGTCGTCCTCTTCGTCGGGGTCAATCCTTGGAATTATGGCGTCGGGTTTGTCGTTTGAAATCCAGTCGGGCAATGCGTTGGGTTCTTGCATAATCCAAAAAGCCATTTCATTGGTGTAACCGGCTTTCCTTGCAGCTTTATAAACCTCGTTCATAGTTACAAAGTAAACTTCTAACTTTGTCAAAGGGTCAGGTGATTTACGAACAATTCGCCGATTTACTTTTTTACGTTTTCGGGTCGTAGTCATAGCCCTATTTTACTTCTTACTTAACAAAATAAACAGTTCATCTAACCGAGACTCTAGCCGTGTCACTTGGTCTTTGATACTTGTTCCCCCATTTTGCCTCAGCTCGGAAAGGTAAAACTTGACTAAGTGCCTGACTACAACGGCTAAAGTTCCTAACAAGCTTGAAATGGCTACTGCAAACGCAGCCCAATTAAGGGCAGACATTAATCTTTACTGCCTATACCAAAAGCGGAATCATCAGGATTTAAAGCTCTAAGAATAGGGGCGGCAAAAGCTACGATAAAGGCTTTCCAAATATCATTAAATGACCCTTCAGGGTTAGTAAAGTAGACCGTCATTAAACAAACGAAGGCACTTCTTCCGTAGGAATTTACTGCCGCTAATAACTTGCTATTCATTTTTTCCCCCTAGTAGTGGTATGTTAAAAAAGTCCGAAGTGTCATTATCTTTTCTAAAACTAATATGTATATGTTTGTCGTGCCGGTTACTGCCAAAATATTTTCTCCAAGTGTATTTTAAAACAGGGGAAGAAATTCGTCCTTTATAAATTACATAATGTATACGCCCCGAATATTTGGCGTAGTATCGAAGTTGATTTGCCAAAGCTGCTGTATCCCCTTCGTTGTCAGAAAGGCGAGAGTCAACGTCAATAGCGTAGACGATTCCCGTGTCGGGGTCGGGTATATGGTCGGACGGCTTTCCGCTTTTGATATGACGTAAATCAGCAGCCCACCCGTCAGATGAACGATACCTTTTTTTGAAGCTATCATCTATCTGTTCTCTTAGTTGCACACCGGCTAAACATAGTTTTGGTTTCAAGTAGAAGTATCCCTCAAGATTATGCTAAAGACCTAAAGCCTGTAAATCCTCAACAGTTAAACCTAGTGCTGCTAGTTTAGCCTGTGCTGTTACCTTTGCTGTTGCCTTTGCTTCGGTTTCGGCTATTTCATCAGATTTAATCTTTTCAATAGCAGTATCAATTTGCGCTTGAGTTGGTGCTTTACCCTCTAAAACTATCCATTCAATTTTTGAATAATCATTATCAACCATTCGCCATTGACTTTCTGGTTTTAATTTTTGTAATGCCTTTACAGTATAATTTAACATTAAGCACCTATTTCTAATAAAATCATTGTTGCAGTTGAAGCGCCATAATCTGTAAATTGTGCCTCAATAATTGGACTGCTACCTGCTGCCTCAACACGCATCTGCATTTTATATGTTGTTGAACTTGTTGTGGCTGGACTATCTAGATAACTAATGCCCTGTATATTACAGGCTTGCACTGCAGTTGGGTCTGGGGTAGTGCCAGCAACATAAATCCTAATACCTGTTGTTTCATAAATTGATGTTGCACCTCTAACTAATTGCAAAAAACCACCTGCTGCATTAGTGCTACGATAATAAGAAAAAGGTTGAGAAACTAACACAAGTATATTGCTGGTGTTTAAAGTTGGTGTGATTGCAAGACTTAACCCTGCATCTACATAGGTTGCGGAACTTGAATTAACCTCTGTTCCGTAAGTGGTTGAGACTACCTGCAATACTTTTCCACCGCCAGCAGGTGCCTGCCACTTTAATCCTGTTGCTTCCGCACTATCCGCTACAAGTGTGTAAGTATTTGCACCAACGGCTA